GGATCGTATCTATTCGGTTTATTATGCAGACCCGGCATGGAAATTCCGGGTTCACTCTGAGTTGACGGGCGGCGAAAAGAGCGCCGAAAATCATTATCCGACCATGACCACGGACGACATTGTAACGGAAATGGTCGAGCTGATAGGCGGCAAAAATCCTGCTGTATTGTTTCTATGGGCTACTAATCCGATGCTTCCTGATGCCTTGCGTGTCATGGAAGCATGCGGCTTCAAATACGTTCATCACTGGATTTGGGACAAAGTTGATATAGGCAATGGTTACTGGGGGCGCGATCAGCACGAATTGTTGTTGATTGGTCGCCGGGGCGACATTGCGTGCCCGCTGCCGGAAATGTTGCCCCCGACAGTTCATCGCGAGAAAAAGGGAAGGCACTCTGCAAAGCCTGCTTATTTCGCGGAACAGATTGAGAAATTTTATCCCGATGTTGCGAAGCTTGAGCTTAACGCTCGCGGCCCGCGAAAGGGTTGGGATGTATGGGGGCATGAGGCGAATGGGCGGGTTGTGCCATGACCGACACGATGCTCCCTATTCTTCGCGTAATGAACGATGCCGGGACCGACGCAGAGCGCGCCGTTGTGCTGCTGACGTGTCCGATTTCAATCATGTTGAAGTATCGGCAGGTTCTGGAAAGCGCTTGTATTCGACATAAGTTCGATGCTGGTAGCGAGTACCTCGTTTGCTTTTACGCTGCGATGCATCAGACGCGCTTTCGCGGAAACGTTCGCGGCGCTGCATTGAAGCATGCCGAAGGGCGATTGCTCCTGCTTTCTGAACAGGTGCCGTCATGAGTGCTGACGCTGCTGATTTGCGCCGCATACGCGCTAAACTTGCGGCGCTGGAAGGTGCTGACTGGCAGCTTTGCTGCGAGGGCGATGTTTCATTCGTTGAGGCTAAGACGCGACATGGCGAACTTAATAAGGTCGCCACATTCCATCCCGGCGCAACATTTGACGAGATTGATTTCGTCGTAAGTGGACCACGCATGGTGACTTTTATGCTCGAACTGGTTGATCGGGCAATTGTTGCGATGCGACAGGGCGGGCCGAAACAAGGCGGACAGCGCAAGCCGCAAAATTATGCAGCTGAGGCTGCAATGAAGTGTGACGACGCCGCGTTCAAGACTTTTCTTGAGCAACGGCACGGCCTTGAGTGGCCTTTGACGAAGGAGCGGGCGGCGGAAAAGCTGCGCACGGTCCTGAAAATACAATCCAGAAAAGAACTGAACGAAAACAGTGCTGCGGCTGAACGATGGCGGGATCTGCGTGCTGCTTTCGAAGCATGGCTAAGGGTGGGACAATGAGTATTGCCGTCATGTCACGGATATTCAAAAAACAGTTAGGCTCATCAAGCCGGAAGATGCTTGCGGTTCGTCTGGCTGACTTTGCGGACGATAACGGGCGCGGCATTTGGCCGTCTGTAGGCAAATTGGCGCGTGAAACCGATATGTCGGAACGCACAGTGCAGCGTCTTTTGCGCGATTTTGTTGATGAAAACCTGCTTATTGTTGTCTCGACAGCAAGCGGGCGTCCGGGTGAAACGACCCGATATAACTTCAACATGAACGTGCTTCACGGTCTGCCGGACACTGATATTGCTGCCGACGGGTGTCATGGTGTCACCGGTGACACGGTGTCACCCGTGACAACGGCGGCTGAGACGGGTGACATTGACGACGCCGACGGGTGTCATGGTGTCACCCGAACCGTCATAGAACCATCAGATAAACCATCATCTGAGAGAGAGCGCGAGAGCGAGCAGGAAAGCAGGGAAAACCGGAAGGCCATTGAGCGTGCATTCAAAAAGGCTTTCCACGCTTGGCCGACTGCGGTCACGGATAGCGAGCCTGACGCGTTCCGGGTCTGGAATACGCTCTCGCCGGAAGATCGCTTAGCTGCTTCGGATAGTGCGGCTCGTTACGTCGAGGCCGCAAAGGCCATTGGACGCAAGGTTGTTTGCTCCTATGCGGTCTATCTTCGAGAAAAGCGTTGGGAAAAGCTGCCAGCGAAAGCGCCGGTCGAACAAACGGGTTCGGTGCCAGCGCCGCAACTAGGCAAGATTTGGGGCGCACGCGTCTATGAGCTTTTGCTGAATGGCCCAACGCAGGCTGTCTCACTGAATGCATTTGAGCGGGACCTCGCAGATAGCGGACGCTTTACGGCTGAGGCCCTTCTTCGCGAAAAGCAGGCACGGCAAGGTTTCCCGGCTGTGAATGAATTATTCGAACGTGCTGCGAACCGTCGCGGTGCGCTTGTCCCTGTTCGCTTGCAGGCAATCAAGGATCTTCTCGTGCAGGTTCGCATCGGTAGCGATGAATGGACGGCTTGGCAGGCTTTTCACCTTGAGCGCGGGTGGCCTTGGTTGCCTGACACGGGAAATGCCGAATGGGCTTATTTCCCGGCAGGTGGGCCGGAAGGATTGAACGGGTTCGAGATTGCTTTGAGGGGATTGGGTGATGATGATGGCAGATAAGCGTTTGATTGATCAGGCAGCGCATATCGACCTGTCGCGATGCTATGCAAAGCTCGATAAGTCCATTGAAGAAAGAAAACGCAGACGTATTGAAAATGCCAAGGCGGCGATTCGGGCCGGTGATGATTCTCCTTGGCTGGTGCTGAAAGTGATGACTGGCCGTGAAATCGCTGTGGGTAACGCTCTATTGGATGCTGATATCGAAACACTTGTCCCCATGAAATTGGGCAAGGAAATACGCAAGCGTCATCGTGTTATCCCACCTAGAAAAGAACCGATTTTCATTGGTTACATCTTCGCCCGCTGCATCATTTCAAATGACACCATGGCTGCATTATTGAGCTTTGAGTATGTCGCTGGCATACTTGGAGGTTATGAAAATCCTCACCTCGTTTCAGCCGATAAGGTATTGTCTTTCAACGAGAAAGCAGAGAGCGGTCATTTTGATCATGAGGTGCCCCAAGCTGTATTCAAGCGAGGTATGAAAGTTCATATTCGTGATGGGATATTTGCCGGGCGCAATGGAGAGATTGTTTCAGGCGGTCACGATGGAAAGGGTAACGCGGTGGTTGATATCGATTTCTTTGGAAGATCGACGCCAGCAATTATGCCTCTTGCAATCCTCGAACCTTTGTGAGCGTATTCTGCTCACGGATAATCCGATGATCCTGTAGTGAGCCTCTGAGAACGCCTAGACAGCGGGAACGAAAGTTCTGAGGTTGGTACGCCGGTCGGACCCCGCCCTGACAGTCTCAAACTTGAGACACCGATTCAGGGCCAGTGCGTAAGCTATGTCTACCAATCACCGATACCATTGAGCGCCCCTGAGGCGCTCTTTCCATTTTCTATAGAGGCTGCTCATGGCAACGATAACGGCGCACTGGGCTGACAAGCACCTGTCACTGTTTGGTAGCAGGCTTAACCAGCTGAACACACGCTTTCCTAAAGTGCTGCCACGTATCGTCAATCAGGTTGGCAACAGGGCGAAGACGCAAGTTATTCGTGCGCTGACGAAACAGACCGGCTTGCAGCGTAAGACAATCGTCAAAGCAATTGGCGATCCCGGTGTCGCAAGACCCGGCAAGCTTTCTTACGATATGGTCACGCGAGGCGGTAACATTCGCCTGAAATACCTGTCGCCGAAGGAAACCCGCAAGGGTGTCTCGGCCAAGCCATTCGGACAGCGCAAGGTTTTTGCGGGGTCGTTTATGAAGGGTGGCAAGTTTCCGAACCGACAGGATGTGCCAAAGTTTTACGGACACGTCTTTCACCGGCTTAACAAGTCAGGCAGTCGTATTAGCTACACCCGGTCGGATGTGTTTATCCCAGTGGAAATGACCAAGGGATCAACCAAGGCTGCATTCGAACGTATGGCAGCGCCATTGCTTCAAGAGCGTGTCGACGCAGCGATCAAGAAGTTGCTGCCATAGGCTGCCGATCAGGGCAGGGCACCCGACCGACCCGGTCAACCCTTCGACCCCTGACCCCACCCCCTCCATTGGGTCCTTTCCCCGGTCTGTGACCGGAGCGGGTGAGCGCGACTGCGGGATTTCGCCCTGTGTGAAATATCATAGGGGGATTCCCCCGCCATTTGGATGGAATCGGAATCAGATGGCTAAAGGCTATTCGGACGAGCTGCGGCAGCAAGTGATTGACTTCATCAATGAGGGCAACACAGTTAGGCAGGCGGCGGAGAAATTCGGCGTAAGCCCCAGTTTCGCAGCGAAAACACACAAAAAGCATGTCGACCAACCCGAAGCGCAGCTGTTTACGGAAGTTCAGCAGCCGCAAGAGGATGAAATGCCGGTCGACGACGGTAGCGTCACAGCGCTGGACCTCGCTGATGTGATCGGAGTGTCGAAGCGGGCAATCTCTGATTATGCCGAACGTGGAATCATTGTGAAGACAGGGCGGAATCGCTTCGACTTTAGAAAGTCGGTCCAAGGTTACTGCGAGCATATTCGAACAATGGCAGCAGGGCGCGGCGGTGAAAATGTCGACGTGCTGGCAACGGAACGTGCCCGCCTTGCACGTGAGCAAGCCGATCAGGCTGCAATGAAAAATGCCGCGATGCGCAAGGAACTGATCACGGTCGCAGAAGTGCGGCACGAATGGGTGTCCATCGCACGGCGTATTCGAAACATGGTCATGTCGGTTCCTTCTCGATGCCGACAGATGTTGCCGCACCTCACAACTTACGATGTCGACCTGATCGATACAGAAATTCGAGCAGCGTTAGCGGAGCTTGGTGAAAAGGACGATGACGGTAGCGCTGACGATATTACGGCGGGCAGTTTGGGAGGGGCTAACACCTCCGCCGAAACTGAAGCTGTCGGACTGGATCGAGAAAACGGTTTACCTTCCTGAAGGTGTTTCATCGCTTACGGGTCGGGTGCGTCTATGGCCTCCGCAGCGAGAGATTGCAGACACCATCGGTGATACCGCAATTGAAAGGGTGACACTGGTAAAGCCTGTTCGCGTCGGTTTCACCACGCTGCTCACCAGTGCCATGGCAAGTTTCTGTTCGAACGATCCATCGCCAATCCTGTCCCTGTTGCCAACAGAGGCTGACTGCCGCGACTATATGGTTTCGGACGTTGAGCCGATCTTTGATGCGTCACCGGATCTGCAAGGTCTGCTGACTGGTGATGTTGATGAAGGCGGGCGCAACACACTGTTGTCCCGTCGCTTTCCGGGTGGTTTTCTCAAAGTCATCGCAGCTAAGGCACCCCGTAACCTTCGCCGTCACAATGTTCGCATTCTGTTTATCGATGAAGCGGACGGCATGACGGCAACGAAGGAAGGTTCGCCCATTCTTCTCGCCGAACGTCGAACACTCTCATTTGCTGATCGTAAGATCGTTATGGGGTCGACGCCGGTCTATGAAGAAACCAGCCACGTGCTGCAAGCCTACAAGGATTCGGATCAGCGCATTTACGAGGTACCTTGCCCTGAATGCGGGCACTTCCACGAGATACAATGGTCTGACATTCACTGGCCGGAAGGTGAACCCGAAAAGACTTATTATGTCTGCCGGGAATGCGGTTCCGTAATCGACGAACGGCATAAGCCGGGTATGGTCACGAATGGCCGGTGGCGAGCACTTAAGCCCGAAGTCAAAGACCATGCCGGGTTTCGGATGAATGCCCTGATTTCGCTTCTGCCAAATGCATCATGGGGGCGGCTGGCTAAGGAGTTTGTGAGCGCGAAGAATGATCCTTCGAAGCTACAGACCTTCATCAACACGATCCTCGCGCAAGGCTGGAAGGAAAACACCGACGAGCTGGATGATATTGAGCTTGCAAGCCGTGCCGAAGATTTCAGTCTTGTTGCGGAAGCGCCAGAGGATGAGAGCGAAACGGGCACCACTGGGATACCTATCCAAGTTCTGATCATCACCGCAGGCGTTGACGTTCAGGATGATCGTCTGGAAGTCACCTTTATTGGTTGGGACAAAGAGGGCATTCCTTATGCTCTCGGCCACGAAGTGATTTGGGGCCGTTACGACGATCATACAACATGGTCGGAATTGGATGTCGCGCTTGGTACGCAGTGGGATCATCCGCTTGGCGGCAAG